TACGGAGCTCTTAACGAAGCAGAAAAATCAATTGCAAATTTTTATCTTGGTATAACCGGAGGCAAAGGTTCTGTTCCAACAAACTTTGAAAAAGCAATTGATGATTTTATAAAATTTCAACCAGGAGGAGCTGAGGCATATAAAGCTGATCAAGGTTTGTTAGGTGCATTTAATGTTGCTATGACAACTTTACCTGAAGCGATAGCTGAGAAAACTTTATTTGGTAACATTGTATCAGGAGCACTTAATAAAGGTAGGGATGTAGCTGACTTTGCTGGTGGTTTGTTTCCTGGAGCAGGTGCAACGTTTCAAGGCATAGGTGAGGATTTTGCAACAGCGCCAGCTGGTATACAAGAAGATTTTACTACTATGTTAGGTATAAACAAAGATGACAATCCTGTGAAAAGTGTACTTAGAGAAGAACTAGATATAAAAAAGAATACCTCTAATGATATTTCCCCCGACACTTTTATGAAAGCCGAGGACCGTAATCCTGGTATAGCTAATTTAAATGTATCACAAGGCACCCCTGTTTCAGAAGCATTTTTTAGTGAACCTACAGTTGACGAATTTTTAAGAAGAAACAATCAATTTACAGAAAAAACACCCATAAAGGAAATAGCAATGCGTTCTGGAAATGCTTTTGATCCAAATAACCCAGGACAAATGGCTAATTTTATTAGAGACAACTCAGGATACTTTGACAGAGTAATTAAACAACTAGGTTTAATGGGTAGATAATGTTGTCAACAAGAGATTGGATTTGGGTTATCGTTATAGCTGCAGGTATAGCTAGCACTTATGGTATGCTCGCGAACCGTGTAACAGCATTAGAGTCTAAGATAAAAGATCTAGACATGTTGCGTATTGATTCACGATTAAGCGTAATAGAAATTCAAGTTAAAGAAATAAATGAAAAACTAGATAAATTATTGGATTAGGTATTTTTTCCTATATCCTCTATGCACTGCACTTTAAACGTAAAATATTTATTCATCTCAAATTTCGTAAATTGTTTGCCAAAATTTTTACATTTTTCTAATTCAAAAAATGTATCCTGCAGTACCATTTGATTACCCGTGTACACCCACTCCGTTCCATTGAAGCCCCATAAACTTACAACTATTAAAAAAACTTTAGTCATTCTTGTAGAAGTAGCACTTTCCAGTCTCACTGACCATTAATAATTTTACGCCCATCTTTTTTTGAGCGTCAGAAAGGGTTCTTTTTATTTTATATCCTGCGTGCGTGCCCGATTGTCGTACACTTTCGCTTTTTACGTCAATCTTTAATATTTCTCCTTCATCATTTAAAGCTATCAAATCGCACGGACCAAGAGTGCTAACATTATCAAAAACATAGTATTCCTGAGCCGTTAACCACTCAATGGCCCTTAAATGATTTAGAAATCCTTTTTTATGTTTTTTATCAATCACTTGCTTCTCCCCAATTAAGCCCTTCATTTACGTCTACCTTACTAGGAACGTTAAGCTTAACTGAGGATTGCATAATCTCTATGATTTTTGCCTTTTGTTTATCGTCCTCAACAGAAAAATCCAACTCATCATGGATTTGTATCAAGGGGAATAATCCTTCAGATGCTAGATCAACCATTGATTTTTTTGTTTGATCTGCCGCTGACCCTTGAATAAGTCTGTTGAGGGCTCTAAACGTACCCGCACGTTGTATTTTATGTAGTCCAGTGCCGTATTCTCTTTCTGCGTCTTCTTTTGGAAGAGGTCTAAAAACACCCCATTCTGTTGGAACCCACAGATTAAAACGACATTTTCTACCTAATAATGTACGAATAAATCCGTTCTTCTCTGCTTTTTGTGTAGCTATATCTATAAGAGCCTTAATAAATGGCACTCTACTATGGTATTTATTAAATAATGATTTTGCATCACCAATATCCATATTAAGCTCACCAGCGAGTTTTTTTATGCCCATGCCATATGACAGCCCTAAATTAATAGTTTTTGCACTCTTCCTATCAATTTCGGCCATATCAGCTATTTGCTGATGAAAGTCTGTGCTGGGATCATTATACGCTTCAACTACATCTCTAACACCAGGTAACTCTTGTTTGTTTCTTCTCACATCAAAAGCAAAATGAGTCATAATCCTAGGTTCTTGTTGAGAATAATCAAATGTACCCCACTTCTGACCTTCCTCTGGCAAAAATAACGTCCTAATAATATTCTTAACTTCTTTATTTCTTGCAGGCATTTGTTGTAAATTTGGATTTTGCATGGATATTCTGCCTGATACTGTTCCACCCATGTCATTGCGCAACTGATTAATGGAAGCGTGTATTCTACCATTGTGTGCGTGTTTTTTTATTGTTTCAACAAACGTAGTTCTAGCTTTGTTTATCTCTCTCAGCTGCACTACATTTTTAGCTAAATCAGATTCATGATTAGATAAAAAATCTTTGTCAAATTTAGGAGCTTTAGATTTTTCCGTCCTGTCATATTTTATGTCCTTGGCATCAAAAGCTCTAGCTATAGATCTTGCATTAAAAGGATCTATTGCAACTCCTGTATCTTTTAATATTGTGTTTAATATTTTTTGTTCTCTCTTAATTAAATCTTTCTCTGTGCTGTCTGCTTTTTCTAAATCTACCCTAACCCCTTTTTGTATCATCTTAAATATTGTAGGAAACAATTTCATTTCTAAATTATAAATTGTCATCATTTCTTCGTCTTTGATTAACTGTAAAAATTTGTTATAAAGTTTTAATGTTAATAAAGCATCTTGCTCAGCGTATGGCCCAACGTTCATGGCTGGCATCTTGTACATTTCTGCTTTTGCATCGGCG